GCGGTGCTCGATGGGGCGGTTGAGCAGATCGGTGAGCGCGACCCAGACATCATCGTCGGCGGGATCGCCTGGCAGCTCGACGTAGTCGATGGGCCAGCACATCAGGCCCCTGCCCCAGCCGACGATCTGGACGGCGAGGCGGTTGTCATGGGTGTCGATGCCGACGGTGACGGCCAGCACCCACGCCGGCAGCGGGCGCAGCGGCAGCGGCTCGGCGCGGTCGGCGATGACGTTGTGCTTGACGGCGCGCATGGCCGGATCTTCGAAGGTCTCGGCGAGGCGGTCGTTGATGAAGGTCTTGAGCTTGGCGGGATCGCCCTGGGCGTCGCGCCACTCGCGCACCAGCGTGAGCCAGCGCGGACCAAGGCCGAATTGGTAGTAGAGGCAGTTGAGGGTGTAGCCGCGCATCTCGGCGCCCGGGTTTTCGGCGATCCACTGGCCACGGCGGATCATGTCGGTCTTGTGGTGCTCTTCGATGCAGGCGCCGCACTCCCTGCAGACGTACCAGCATTCGGTGGCGTCCGGATTCCAATGCAGGCCAGCCCATTCCAGCGGCTGCATGTGCGTGCAGTGCGGGCACGGCACGTGGTAGCGGCGCTGATCGGACTGCTGGAAGAGTTGGTCGATGCGACTGACGCCGGCCATGCCAGGCGTGCTGATGTATAGGCGCTTGTATGTGGACGGGAATGACGATGTGCGGCCGTCCAGCAGCTTGACCGGATCGTCGCCGCCCTTGAGGTTGTTGGCGAACTCATCGAGCTCGTCGACGATCAGGATCTTGACGGTGGTGGACTTGAGCCGCTGCGGGCTGCCGCCGTGCTCGATGTAGAGCTGGCCGCCGGTGAAGTCCTTGAAGTCGCGCTGGTTGGCGCCGTCGCGGCTGGCCGAGCTGGTGAGTGACCGCTGCATGGCGGGCGTTTCTTCCAGCGCCGGGTTGAGCTTCTGCGCGATCCACTTCTTCTGCGACACCTCGCCGGGTAGCGCCACCATCACCGGGCCGGGCGCGTAGTCCATCACGTAGCCGACGGTGTTGATGGCGATCTCGGTCTTGCCGAGCTGGATGGGGAAGCGGCACACCACGTCGTGCACGGCGCTGCGCAGGCTCATGCAATCCATGGGCTCGCGCAGCACCGGGTTGGCATCGGTGGACCACTTGCCCGGCTTGCTGCTGCCCTTGGAGCTGAGATAGCGCTCGGCATCGGCCCACTGCGACACCGTCAACGGCAGCCGCGGCTGCAGGCTGCGGGCGAGGACGGCGGCGATGCGGGGAGCGGCGGCGGGGATCATCGCTGCTTCTTTGCCGACGTCAGCGGCGCGAGTACTTCGCCTGGCAGTGGCGGCACCTTGGCGGCGGCATACCAGCGAGCGAGGCTGGCCACCGCATCGCCTCCGAAGGTGGTGCACTTGGGGCAGGTGTCGGGGTTGTGGGGCGTGGTCATGCGCAGGCCTGCTTCGCCACCGCACCAAACTGGCGGGCCAGTTCGTGCAGGGCGTGTTCGATGGCTTCCACCAGGCGGGCACGCACCTGGGCTTCGTCGGTGAGGGCGGCCAGCTCGGGCGCCAGTTCGTAGGGCATGGCTTCCAGCGTGCTGCGGATGCGGCTGCCGGCGTTGGCCACCGCGGCCTCGACCTTGGCCGCTTCCAGCAGCAGACCTTCGTCGACGGCGTTGTCGCGCTCGGCGGTGAGGGCGGCGGCTTTCTCGCGGCGCTCGCGCCAGTAGCTGTAGCCGGTGCTGTTGGAATCATCGTCAGCCGCGCCATTGGCCGCAGGCGGCGCGATCGGCGGGGTGGGCGCTGCCGTGGTAGCGGCGCCCTCGCGTTGCGCGGCGTGGCGCTCGGCTACGGCGGCGTGGGACGGGTCACGGGTGGCGGCGATGCGGGCGATGGACTCGGCGACGCGCACGGCCTTGCCGTCGTCGGTAAGCACTAGGCGGCCGGCCTTGCGCAGCTCGGTGACGTACGAGGCCTTGAAGCCACGCAGGCGGGCAAACTCGGCGAAGCTGGCCAGGTTCGCGTCGGTCATCGTGAACCCTGCCCTACTACCGTTTTTTCAGGCGACAACGGAAAAGAAGACCGGCGCGCCCGCGCGAGCGTGGCTGTGCGGTATGTCCTGCGTTTGTGCGGGATGCTGTGCGGGTTAAAACCGCGTAGGTGCGCCATGTGCGGTATGTGCGCTATGAAACTATGCACATGTGCATGCGCGGGCGGGTGCGCGGGTGTGTGCATGCGGGCGCACGCATGGGCGAGTTGCCCGCACATAGCGCACATGGCGCACCTGTGCGGTTTCATAGCGCACAAAACGGACTGGATAGCGCACAAAACCGAGGGGATAGCGCACAGGATGGGCCGGTCAGCCATGCTTGAGCCCCCGGATGTCGCGCAGCTCGCTGGCGAAGGCGGCAATGTGCCGGCCCAACCAGGCGGGCTCGCCCTCGCCGTCCTGTTGGAGGTCGCTGCCCTTGAGCGTGTCCTTGCCGAGGATGGCCACGCCGTGCGGCCCAGCCAGCCGTGGCCCGCCGTCGACGGTCATGCCGTCGACGTATCGCTTCCTCCCCACCTGCACGCCGTGCTTGCGGTGCAGGATGTTGACCAGCTTGGGCAGCGGCGCGGCGCGATGGCCGAAGCGTTGGCACCAGAGCTTGTAGAGCTCGTACAGCTCGGCGGTGAGGCATGGCCGGGCGGTGATGCCCTGCATCTCGCCCGACTCCAGCTCGTAGACGAAGCGGCTGGTGCTGTCGAGCGACAGGTTGATCAGCTCGGTCTTGGCGGCGGTGATGGGCGGGCGCGTGCCGTTCTGGAAGTCGCCGAGGTCGAGGTGCAGCAGGTAGTCGTGCAGCGCGGCGATGCCGCCACCGGTGATCTCGGCCAGCACCGCGGCGTAGTAAGCGCGATCGCGTTCGGGTGGTGTCCAGATGATGCAGTGGCGGCGGTCGTCTTCTTCCAGCACGACGGGCATGGTTTCGTTGGAAAGGAAGACCAGGTTGACGTGGTTGCGCTCGTCGTAGGCCGCGACGTTCTTGGGATTGATGCGTATCCAGTCGCCGGTGATCAGGGCCTTGAGCTTGTTCTTGACGGGGTACAGATCGGAACGGGCCACCACTTCGTCGGCGATCAGGAACAGCTTGCGGCTGGCCCAGTCGTTGAACTTGTCTTCGATGGCGTCCTGGCCGATCACGCGGCCGTACTGGCCGAAGACCTGCATGTAGGCTTCGAAGAACATATTTTTGCCGGCGCCCTGCGGGCCGTGCAGCACCAGCGTCGACTTCATCTTGGCGCCGGGATGCTGGATCGGGTACGCCAGCCAGCGCAGCACCCACTGGTAGAGCGCCTCGGGTGCGCTGTCCTGGCTGCAGATGTAGCGCAGCAGGTCGAGCAGCTTCTGGCATTGGCCAGCCTTTGGTTTGGTGGGCCAGCCGCCCCAGAGGTTGCAGGTGATCTCGGGGTCTTCGCCCGCGGGATCGAAGCCCAGTTCGCTGACGCGGACGATCTCGCGGGCCGGGTGTTCGGCCCAGGCGCGATGGATGTATTTGGACACGCAGGCGTCGCGCATGTCAGAGACGGACATCAGGATGTGTTCATCGCGATCGAACACCGTGCCCTGATGCGCGTACACCAGCGGGAAGCGGCGTAGCAGTTCGTCGACTTGCTCGATAGGCCGCAGCTTGCCGTCCCCCGCGCCCCCGGTGGTGGTGGTTCGCGCGGCGGCGGCATTGACCCAGCTCAGTTCCGTGAGGCGGGCGGCGACCTGCGCGCTGACCACGTGCAGCCCTTCGAGGGCGTGAAGGTCGTTGAAGTCGTTGAGCTTGGTGCCTTTGTCGAGGTATTGCGCGTGACGCTGGCGTGGATCCGAGAACTTGGGCACCAGCCAGCCGCCCTCGATTTCCATCGCGGCCGTGCTGGCGGCGGTGACGCCTGCGTTGCTGTAGCCGTGTTCCTCGCCACAGGCCGGGCAGTTGCGCGGATGCAGCGGCAGCACGATGCGGGCGCGGCACTCGGGATGGCGGCACTTGCCGAGGATGTCGTCGTCGGCGCAGATCAGCAGGCGCAGCCGCTTGTGGCGCTTGCGCAAGACGGCGGCGACGGGCGCCAGGTTGCCAGCGTCGAAAGCCACGGCGACCGGCAGCTGCGTGGCCATGTGCAGGCTGGCGCCGGTGGCGTAGCCCTCGCACACCAGGACAACGTCCTGCGCCATGCCGATCAGGTGGAAGTGCGATTTCTTGGCGACACCGGGCGGCCAGAATTCCTTGGCCGGGCGCTTGAGCTTGTCGGCCTGCGCCTGGATGCGGAGGAACTGCAGACCGTGCACCCGGCCGGCGACATCGAGTAGCGGCACCACCGCGGAGCCGCCTTCGGTGTAGCGCAGGCCGAAACCGCCCACGCCTTTGCGGGCAAGGTATTCCGCCTCGCCCGTGGGTGACAACTTCGCCCAGGCTGACGCCGCGCGTGCTGCCGCGCGATCTGCCTCATGCTGGCGCTCGAGGTCGGCGCGCTTGCGGTCTTCGGCGATGCGACGGCGCAGGGCCTCGCGCTGGTAGTCGTCGAGCTTGGTGGACTTGCCCAGGATGATCTTCTGGCTGTTTTGCTCGTTGCCTTGCCAGACGCCAAAGCTGCCGACGATCAGCTGATCGCCGCTCGACGTGGAAAGCTCATGCAGCATGTACCAGCCACGCT